TGCGTGTAGTGCGCCACTCAACATAACCCGGGCAACTATGTATCGGATCAGATGGGGATGTTTCATCAGGAACAATGTTATTGCCATCAGAAGTGATGTGCATGTGCAAATTCTCAACAGGTGGAGACAGAGGAACCCCGTGGTGTTCATGCCAAAAATAATTCAGAGGATCATCATGGATGGCCTCCCAATTGTCGTCGAGAACCTGCTCACGGGCAGCCAAAGACTGATTGTCAAAATTCAGGAGTTGGTTTAACTCAGTGAATGGTTCCGGTGTCGGATTGGATTGAAATATATGTTCAAAGGTGGGATAATAACGAGCACGGAGATATTCCAGTGTCTCATAACTATCTGTAGCTTGTTTCCACTCGGCTGCTGTTCCTTGTTCGTGTATGGAGAAAAAGTCCCTATTTAGTAGGCACCAACCACGAAGCTCATCAAGGAGTTCAACACCAGGACTATGGGCACACTCAGCAACAAGTGAGTTGAGAGTTTGAAGGGTGAGAGCAACATTGGACTTTGTGAAAAATTTAATGTTACACAAAGCCTTCTGGACACTAGCGTAAGGAATGGCAACACCATCCTTGACAATAGTTTTGTGGGAAATGAAAGTGAAATCCTGGGCAGTGTTGTACTCCTCAACCTGCTTTAGGACAAAGCCAAACTTGGCAGTGTGCTCACGCAATCTGTCAGGAGTAAATGGCGAATCGAGAGTGTGAGATGAAACACCATCATCACCTTGAACACAACAAGCATTGCGTTTGAAAAACCTCTCATTGTAATGACCATAAAGACTCATGAGAATGCACCACCAAACATAAATATAACAAAGAATGTTGAAAATGGAATTGTCTTCAAGTGTAGCAACCTTTCCGGAGACATGGTTTGAACCACCAGTGGTGACCTCACCCGAAGAGTGAACAACGGCAATGACTAACATGTAATGAAACATGGCAATGAGCAAACACTTAAGTATCTCACTAGCAAAGGCAAGCCGAAAGAAAAGAACAAACAATTCACACATAACTTTGAAATGTTTCTCGTATTTTGTGTAATCAATGCCCATGACGCGAGGACGTTCCGGGCGATTAAGGCGCATCGGGGAATTCAAAGTCCAATTCCACCAGCCACCTGTCATAGCACAACCGAGGTATGTACGAGAAACTTCAGGGTGCATGACCATCCACTTATTCAGACCACCAAAAAGCGCATTCTGGACGATAGCCAACTCCATGGGAGAAGGTACGAAACAACGAATGTCTTTCTTGTCAAGTTTTGCACGTGTGCGTAACTCCTCTTTACCAGCAAGATTGTGCAGGAGAAGGAACTGTGGCGTTCGGCCAGCAGCAACCTCAGAGAAGAAGTAATCGTAGAAGCCACGACAATATGCAACCAAGTCAGGACGTTTCATAACGTCACCTTTCTTGGTGCAACCAGTTTTAGCAAAACTAGGCCCACAGGCAGTGTCGGGTATACAAAGAGCAAGAGCAGATTCAAATGACAGTGGCTCAAATTGCGGGCAACCGTTAACACGAAAACAAGCAGTGAGTTCACTGACAGCGGTGTTCATGCCGGCAAGGTTGATGTTATAAGACTCGTCGGGAATATTCCACTCAGCCCAGCTCGCGTCAACGCCTTGAGACGTTACTGTGACCGGGCCGTAAGGTGGGGGAGTGGTAAGCGGAAGAGGACTAGTCGCACGTTCAAACTCAAGAACAACCTTGTTTTCAGGGTGTAACTTTCGTTTAATAGGAATGGTTGGACCAACATGTCCGTAAGATGTGTTGTGATCATCACGGGAAACGGGTGGAAAACGACCTCCAGTTGGGAATACCTTCGCCTGCGGTATGTGATACAACTGGAGGTCTACAAGTTTAAAGGCATCATGTACCCGTAATTGGCGGGACCTTCAGCACCTTCCTGTGAACCGATGTAGTACCAAGTATTCCGAGCATATATCATGATTGGTGAACCAGACCAGCCGGGAACAGTGGAAGCATCATGTGTGAAAACGATGCTTTGCGCAGGTAAACGCATACTCAAAAGCTTGCCAGTGGTATACGAACCAGGACCGACAACCCACAATTTCTCACCATCAGGGAGAGTTGTGCGTGTGAAGTCATAAGGTTGAATAGAAGTGACGGCAAACTTAGAGGGTTTCGGATAAAGAACAAAGAGATCTAGACGTTTAACATGTGAACCATTTACCATCTCGTTATCACGCGTGATAGGATAAGTGTGGTTACCAAGAGGAGGGGTGGAAGATTGAATCTTAACAGGTCGCATGAGGACACCACGCTTTAGACGCTCATCATTACCAGAATCATCCGTGGTGATATCTGATGGACAAATGAGCACTTCGAGAGTGTTGACAGCAGGGTTTTTAGCACCTGACTTGTACAAAACACAGTGTTCCAATGTGAGAATGTGTTGACCAATCCCGACACCGATACCTTTTTGCATACCAGTGACCGGGTCAGCGATTTGGACCGTAGAGAGTTTTAGAGCTGAATACGGAAAAATCGGATCGCCAACAATTGCCTCGGGACTATGAGTGACAGGCAAGTTGGGTGGAATGGAAAGAACGGAAGAAGATGAACTACTCGGTGTTTTTTGTGATTGTTCAATCAACAATTTGTTCTGCGCACGAAGAGCAGAAATCTCCTGATCCTTATCAGCCTTGGGGGTAACCTCTTCCTTAGAAAGGGTATACATGTTTTGAACAAGAGTCTG